GCAAAACCGTGTCACGCATGACAGATGGTGTGATCTTGGTGTCCTTGCCAAACTCCGCCTTAGGCATGCAACCCAGCTCCATGAAGTCGCCTTGAGGGAAGTCTGCCTGTGGGATATTAAAGTCGTATGCATCCTCGGGGTTGCAATCCATAGCAACACTGGGAGCCATCGCCAACAGGGCATCGGTGATGGCATGCATGGACACATGGACGAAATACGAAACGTCCTTTACGGCACCTGCGTAGATGCCGAGAATGCGTCGCTGCGGACCCTTGCCGTAAAGCAAAGGGGATCCGCACATGCCTTCACCCAGTTCGAAGCCGTAGCCTGCCAGGGAGTTTGATCTATACAAGACAACAACTCCACCGTCGTAATGCAGGTTAGTCTTGTCAAACTCATTGATCCCATAGGACCCACGCGTGACGAGGCCGTCGAACCTGTGAACTTCGGCTGCACTGCCCGCTTTGAGCTCCGCTCCAGCTTGGGACGTTAGGAATCCAACCAGGTCTTTCTTCTGGTACACACTCATAGGCAGGTTGAACAGGCACACATCATGAGTGTCCGAACGATACACGTCGCTTTCTCCAATCGTGAAGTCCAACGTCTCACATTCTCCATCTCTTCTAAACGGTTCGAAGACTTTCACCGATAGGCGATACAAGCCTTCGTCGTTCTCCTTCAACGTGTGCGAGTTGGTGAGCACCGTTCTGCCCCGGATAATGAATCCGGTTCCACGGGTGCGCCTATTCGACGTGAACTCACCACTCAGGTTACACTCACGAACCGAAATCTCGACCAACGCCTTACGGACGTGCTCGTCGAGAGGATCGTCGACCGCGATGGGCTCAACGTGAAGTTGACTCGAAGACCCAGGCTCGTCGGTGTCATCTGAATGACATCTGCCAGAGTCCGGGTTCACGGCTTCGCCCCACGCTCGCTTGTCCGCACGCGTGTTCTGTCTGCGCTTGCGGGAGTTGTGATTCGCAGCCACTTGGTCGTACGACACTTCATCATCTGAATGTGCCTTTCCTGTCGGAGAGAACGATCTAATGAGCTTGATGCCCAACGCCAACGCGACAGCCGCCAATGCAACTCCACCCACGATCAACGCTGCAACAGCAGGGTGCTTTGGAGTGAACTGCGTCAACAATTCCTTCACGTCTATGGTGTCTTCCGCATCAACTGCGGGTGCTCCTCGATGGTAGTAGTACTTGGCTCTTGCTCTAAGCCTCTGATATCTGCCCATGTAGGCCGGTTCACAGCGCATAACGTCGCGAACGTGTCCGCCTGCCAGTGCCGAACACCAGCAATACCCACGGCGACAGATGATTCCTTGTGCCTTCAAGTCACCTCTATACAACTCTGTGGCAACAGCGATTCGATCAACTTGCTCCATCGTCAACGCATGGTCGCCACTCGCCGTCGCGAGCTCTCGGACAATCTCGTCAGCCCACGACCAGGTGCCGCGTCTTTCGGAGATGTCATATCGCAATCCGTCGAAGTGCAACCCTACATCTGTATGTGCAGAGCCACTTTGAATAGTTGCAGGCTCTCCTTCGATAGCGTCGGCAACTTCCTCCACGATTGTTGATCTAGCGATCACAGTTGGTGGGAGCCCCAACGCAGTTAACGACGATCGCAAGCCACTGATGTCATTCGTGGCACGCGGTCTGATGTGGCCTCTAGTGTCGATCTTCA